CTGTCTATCTTGCATTTGTTTATACGACTTCATAATCTGCTTCTATCGCCTCCATTCTTTGTGCAAACTCTCTAAGCTGATCCAGATTAAGGAAGTCTTGAAGAACTTGCAGTGTTTGCTCTCGCACCTTGTTTTTATACTCAATGATGATAGTCGGCTCGTTGCTTAGTTCCTTACGAACATCATGTAAATCCTTCATAATCTTACTCAAGTCCTTTGGGTGAATTGCATCTAAGTCTGGATGATTCTCTAGCAGCGTAGTTATCTTTACTAGCATGAACTCCACCTTTGCTGAGAGCTTCTCTTTTCGCTCCTCTAGCGTCCCAATGAACTGAAGAGTGTTACGGTATTGGTCCAAGTCTTTGAGGATCTCTGGATCGAATTTTGAGACTTCTGGTAGATTCTTGGTCTTCTCTATAAATTCTATCTCATCATCTATGTGTTTTCTCTCCGCTTTCCAGTTGTAAATGGTTTGTCTTGACACGCCCCATTTTTGAGCTACTTTTGACACATTTCCAATTATGTCAATATCTCGCAAAATTTCAACTTTTTCCTGTGGTGAGAACTCGCTGTTACCAGCCTTTTTCTTTGACATACTCAATTACCGATTCTATGCGGTTATATATATAGTTAGGCAGTTTGTCAGACATAGAAGGAATCTCATAAAGACTCTTTATGATGATCTCAATCTCCTCTTTTAACTCATCTTTGGTTAGTATTTTTTTCTTCCTGTGCCAGCCCATTGTACACGTTTTTTATCCGATTTACAAAAAGGTAGTTTAAACCAACCGATTTTACAAATATTTTATAATGGGTAGAAATTTTTAAAAAAAAAATTGACAAGTATCGCTGAAAATTTAGTTTTTGAGGTAGGGAGAGTGATCAGCACCTACTGGCAGAAATTTTAAGGCCTAGCCCCCCATCAGGCACAGAGACTGCCCAAAAATTCCCCCAGCGCCACAGCTGCGGCGCCAGAGGTGTCAAGGGTTGGCAGAAATTAGAGGCCTGCAATGGCCATCACCTGAGAGCGAGCCCACGCCACCTGCCCCTCTGATGGGCTAGGGTTTCCGAAGTGCAGCGCTGCCAGCAATACCAGCACCTCAGATAAGTAAGCTGACTGCTCATATTCAGAGGGTCGCTTGCTGTGGGTTCTGCTGATTCGGCTCTGGCTAAACTGCAGATTTACCTCTGCCTCAGTCTGGGGCAATGGGCCCAGCACTCCGAAGCGCTCCAGATATAGCGCCATTAAATTAGCTCCCATGTCTCACCTCCTATCTCAGTATAGGCCTGCTTCAGGTGCTTCAGGTGCTGAGGTACTGGCTGCCAGTCTGTGCCTGCCAGTTCTACCAGCTCACTGGAGATACTGAGCACTTTGCCTCTATTGCGATTTAGTACGCATTGCTGGCCGAAGCTCTCCAGAGCTAGAGATATAACTGCCTGCCGCTCTGCCTCATTCCGATATATGACTAAGTAGCAGCGCTCCTGAGTACCTTGCCACATTCCAACACCAGCGGTATATCTGAGGTTCATATCCTGCAGGCACTGCTCCAGATTTAAAGAGCGCTTGAGGTTCTCAGTAAAGGAGAGCCCAGCCAGCTCTCCAGATATTAACAGAAAGTCTTCTCTGATACTATGCATGGCTAGCCTCCTGCACATAGGTGCTAACCAAGTGCTCATATAACGCAGGAACCAAGCTGCCTTCCAGCTCTGGACTGGCCTGCACTCCAGATATAAAGACAGTTTGAAGATGGCTTAGAGCCTGATATAAATTACTGCGGCGCCCTTCATAGTAAGCAGCTGAAAAGTGATAGACTGCCAGCGCTATGTCCAGCCTTGCTTCCTCTCTTACTTCAGGATATACCAGATAATTGTACAACGTTTTAATCATCTCTGATAGCATAGGGTCAGCTACTGAGTAGCTGCCCTCTGTGGTGGTGTTGATATTGCTGATTGTCATGCTGTTACCTCCTCACCAGTTCTGTAGATTGTCAGTTCCGTAGGGAATTCTACCTCAAAACTGCCCTCATCTCTCATGTACTTCCATTGGTGGCAGGTAATAATCAGCTCTGAATCTCCTGAGTCAATAGCTGGCTGCTGTGCAAACTTTCTGAGATTGTAAGCAACCTGCTCCAGAGCTTCAGCCTGCTCACATGGGTAGGCATGCTTTTTAATTGCATTAGTAAAGTGAGCTAGCATAGCGGCCTCTGATGTCTCATAAATATCAGTAGTCCAGCGCTCTGTGCCTAGTTCTGAATATGTAATCTTATATATAGTATTCATTATCTTAGTATTTAATTAGTGCGGCATCATTACCACAACAGAATAATACAGCTTTTATTCATTATTCACAAACGAATAGCAAAATAAATATACTTTTTTTTGAGGGCCATCAGGAGCCAGCGCCCCAGCCCCAGCCCCCCAGCAGAATCAGGTTCAGGTCGTATCTGCTATGGGTGGAAATCCTTTTACGATGGGTAAAAATCTCTCTACAATGGGTAGAAATCCCCAGCGCAAAAAAAAAGGACTCCTACCTATGATGGGTAGAAATCCTTTTGGAATGGGTAGAAATCCCTTTATGAGTACCAGAACTCGTAATCATATAAACCCCTATACCAGCACCATTGATAGTACTCTTCATCGTCCATGTGAGGGTCGCTACAATCAAGACCTCTGAGCCACTCTATCAGGTCTTTCTTATGTGCAAAACACTCTCCGAACTCTGTCTCAAAACCTTGAGTCATTCTCTGTCCAGTCTTAGAGCATACTTTGGTGTGAGTATCCATGAACTCCTTTAGTCGTCTATACTCTGAAGCCCACGTCTTATCCTCGAAGTCCTCATCAGAAAACGTCTTGATATATGACAACCTCTGCTCCTTGATTCCAGTATCTTCTGAGATTTGCTTCTGTGGGAAGCCGTAGTCATCCTTTAACATACGAACTATATTCATAGTGCCTCCTGCTTTCGTAGTAGGTCCCAGCCTTGAGCCATGCACTCAATCTCTTCTTGTGCCACCTGAAACTCAAAGGTTTCACTCAAAGACTTGTTCCATGCGCAGATGAACATCTTGCCATCTACGATGCCATAGTCCATATCCATGAAGTCCATAAATTTAATTGCCTTCGCCAAATCAGTCATAATATCAATATCCATTTAAGTGTTCATAGTATTTTCTGGACAGCTCATCAATGAGGTATCGTCCAGCCGCTGTGTGGAACCCATAACTATGGGTGTATAAACCCTTGATAGGTTCATTCTCAATAAGGAGATGGAACAAGTCCACCTCCCCTACATCTTGAGATTTGGATACACACTGGCAAGCACTCACTAGACAGTCCACGTCCAGTTTCGTTCCTCCATAGTTGGTATCCATATAGTCCTTCACGTTCTCTGTTGTTATATTATCAATCATGGTTGACTTTCTCCTGTTTTAGTTGTATTCCCTCGTTTAAATATATCAACGCCTCTTTAGCATCTTTGATTATCCAGTTTTGAATGACATCAGCAGCTTCTGCCCAATCATCCTTATTTACCCAGTGCCTAGATTGTTCCGCTGCAAGCTCGAACCACTGGATACATAGTAGTATTTTTTCTTTGTTAGTCATCGTGTCTTAGTTCTTTTAGTTGTTTGATTACGTCCTTGATTAGTGTTTCATCAGTAATGAAGCACTCGTTGAATAGCAGCTCTTCACCTGCTATGTATATAAGCATATTACCTATAGTATCCTTCTGGACCAGAGTTCTAAACTCACCGAACATGGACTCCTCGTACTCCTTGATATATAGAATCAAATCGAATACATCCGCACTCTGGAACGCTGAAGTTATCCACTTGTAGGCCTCATAGTGAGAGTAGAACCAGTAGTCCTCATTGAATAGTTTATGATGAAAATCATAGAGCCCATCGTACCTGAACGTCAACGTCTCATCAGGGAGCCCGTTATGTTCGAGCTCCTCAATGATATAGTCAATAAGGACGTTCTGTTGTTCGTTGTTCAAGTCAGAGAATAGATACTTCACGATTGAACCTCCTTACCTGAACCTTTACGGTAAGATATAGAGCAGTGCTCCATCAGGGTCTGGAGTAATATTCCAGTAGTTATTGGGCTCTCCTTGAATGATTCGTTCACCGCTTCATCAATGGTATGTTTACTGGCAAAAATAGCGTTCCTTCCTTCAGGTGTACTGAGGTCTTGAGGTAGAGTCTGAATCCCATGATATTCAAAGGTGGTATCCTGATTCTTTCTGGAGTCAACGTCCATAGCCACCAGCTTCAGTAGCAGCTCTCTGTTGTCATTGCTCATGTCGCCGTACAGCTTGAAGATGTTTCCATCGAATTTATCATAGAAGTGCTGTCCCAAACTACCACCGAATACCTCAGTAAACCTATCCTTGAGTTTCCATTGCTCAAAGTTCCACTCGAACTCAACGAGCATATTTACGGTGTCTCTTAGTACTTTATAGTCTAGGTCCTCAGGTGTTACTCCAAAGTCCAATGTTTTAGTTGTTGTTTTCATAGTATGTTTATCTCTTAGTTTCGATTGAATACATCAATATACACCATCTAAACGACAAATCCTAATATTCAGATAAAAATATTGAGATTAAATGGCTGAAATAGCAAGGTAATGAAATCGTAACTGATATGGGTGGAAATCTCCCTGAGATATGGGTAAAAATTCACTATTGGAATGGGTAAAAATCCTTTTGATATGGGTGGAAATCTCTCACATGATCTCACCTAAAACGATTTCCCTACCCCTTCTTGAAGAAGAAACAGTATTATTATTATTTATATTAATATGTTTGACATTTCGATCAAGGGGGTCTTGACGCAAATCGCTAGAGTTCTTGCGTTTTCGATCAAGAGTTCTTGCGTTTTCGATCAAGGGGTATATCTTTCTCTTTTGATTTCCGTTCTCGTCAAGGGGGTGATACTCCACTTTTACGAATCCAGCCTCCTTTAATGACTTGATCCACCTAGATATGGTCTCTGTTCTAGTGTTGTATAACCCTGCGAAGTAGGAGTTAGTGCTGAAGCAGTATCCATGCTTGTTAGAAAGCGTTACAATTTCAGCGTACAGTATCTTTTCGTTGGCGGTAATCTTTTCACTGTACCTTACATCCGCACTTAGTATTACGTAGTAATTAGGTTTCATTATTTTTCTCTTTGTGTATTGAAATATTTTTTGTAATATATGGCATACTAAGTTAATAAACAACACAATGGAGTACTAAGATGAAGGTTTACAAAGGCCTATCTAATAAAGATTACCATTCTTTAAAGAGTCACATATCAAGTTCTTTTGTTAAAAATGTGGCTAAACATTCAGTAGCGAAAGCACTGGAACCAACCAAGCCATCACCAGCTTTGATCTTTGGTGATGCGATGCACACATATTTTGAAGACAGAAAAGCGTTTCACGATAGATTCAAGATGTTTAAGGACTCAGAGATTATTGCAGAAATAATAGAGAAGAGACCTGACATCATGAACCCAAGCATGACTAAAGAATACAAAAACTATAAAAACGATTTTATGTGTTCTTTAAGAGAGGATCAAGAAGTCATTTCTGAATCAGACATGGAAAAGATACAGCTCATGTACAATTCAGCTATGGACAATGGTGGTCTAAAGCAAGTGTATAACCAAGTTGATCACACTGAGGTTTGGGATGAGTATTCTTTCCTGACAGAAGAAGAAGACCTATACGGATTAAAATATAGAGTAAGACCAGACAGATTACTTGTAGACTCTGACGGAAATCCAAAAGGGATTATAGACTGGAAGTCTTGTAGAGACGCTTCAATAAAAGCATTTAGATCAGATTTCTGGAAATTTAGATATGACCTGCAAGCAGCTTTTTATTGTGATGTATTAGAAGTTGACATACAAGATTTTTACTATGTTGCAATAGAAAAAGAATTTCCATATAATACCGCTGTCTACTCTATAGACGATGAAACTGCATTGAGCGCCGCAAAACAACTAAGTGAATTAAAGCAGCGTATAGCAGACTGGAAAAATAACCCAACGCAAGCAACTAAAGGCTTGCCTAATTCTAATGAAATAATACTACTATGAGCCAATCAAAGAAAAGTATACACCAAATACTTACAAAAATTCAAGAAGAACTGAACGTACCAAAGAAAAGATTTAATAACTTTGGTAAGTATAAATATAGAAACCTTGAAGATATTTACGAATCATTAAAGCCTTTACTTGCTTTGCATGGTGTTAATCTCACCTTACAAGACGACATTATTTGTGTGTCGGACAGGGTATATGTAAAAGCAACCGCTACTTTTCAAAAAGGTGATGATACCATTAAGGTTTCTGCTATGGCTAGAGAATCTGCTGTTAAAAAAGGAATGGATGATTCTCAGATTACTGGAACCGCATCTAGTTACGCTAGAAAGTATGCCCTTGCAGGATTGTTTTTAATTGATGATGTGAAAGACGCAGACACCAATGAGTTTACACAACAGACAAAACAGCCACCTAAAAATCAAGCGGCTAAGAAAATCATGAACACTCGCACTTCTGATCAGAAGGATGCGATGTTAGATGACCTTCCATTTTGATCATCTCCGTAGTAGTTACCCTCATCATCATTTCGGTGGTGGTGGGGGTATCTCATGCTTATGAGTACCAGAGCAAAAGGCCGTAGAACTATAACAAAGGCATTATCTTTCTTTAAGGAGAAAGGTATGATTGTTGATGAAGTAGAACTCACTGGTAGATTTATAAAATCTAAGGATTTGTTTTCTGGGCTATGCACCAAGTGTTGGAAACACGATTGTAGGCACGCACAACAGCAAAAATTTGACGGATTTGACTTAATAGCAATGGATGGAGCCAACGTTTGGCTAATACAAGTCAAGACTAATAAACCACCTACACAAAAACCATATATTCGTTTTGCGAAACAATTTGCTGGTAAGTATATTCGTGTCCTTGCAATGACGTGGTATGACCGAAAAGGGTGGGTACTGCACACGTTTAACAAGAACGGAACAGTAACAAAGAACGATTTAAGAAGTAAACCAAATGCGAAAAAAAATGACTAAGAACGAACTAATAATATTGAAATTACTAAAAGAGAATGAAAAAGCTACTTATTCTGAAATTGAACCCAAGATGGAAATAGAGAATCATGATAAGTATTGGACTACTTTTTCTACGATTTGTAGCTTAATATCTTCAGGTGTGATCGTGTCTAATAATAAGTATCCATCTAATTATTCTTTAACAGGATACGGAAGGGTAAAGGTAAAAGAAGTACTATGAAACGTAATGACATGATGCACTTGGAGGAAGTGCTGATTGGTACGCTCATATCTTACAGAGAATATAGAGACCTTATATTCAATACGTTAGACGCTACCTATTTTCACTATCTCCGACCTGTATACTTAGAGGCCTGTAGGCAACATGCAGAGGGAACAATATTTAATGAGGATACTCTTGCCGCTAAAATGGAGGGCATGAACATTGATGAGTTTTATGCACTCATGATGATGCACGTGGCATCTGAGGGTGAGACTAGGGCGTACCTGAAAACCTTGAAGGATACGACTGATAAAAACAGATTAAGATATTCCTTGAAGCACATAAATGATGTAGCTAATAGTCCAACAACTACTATGGACGATCTATTAGTAGAAATTGATAAACTGAATCAAACAGTAGATGACGCATCGCAAAAAATCGCTCTAACTCCGTCAGAAATATTAGAACGTGAGATGAATGAGCCTAAAAAAGAGAAGTTAATCACTGGTGTGTCTAAATTAGATGATGGGCTCCACAAAGATGTTGGACTCCATAGGGGGGATATAAATATTATCTTAGCTGACTCTGGTCATGGAAAAACTCAATGGTCAACGTTTATGGCTAGTAAACTTTCTCAACAAGGTTATCAAGGTCTGTGGTTTCAGATGGAGGACTATGACGTAAACACTGCTAAACAACTTGGTTTAATGGCAGGATACGAGGCTGATAATGTCCGCATCATTGATTCTATAGATGATATAGATGAAATTAAACGCATGTGCAGACTTAATAAGATGGATTATGGTCTTGACTTTGTGGTTATAGACTACATCCAAGAAGTGTACGCTCAAGGTAAGCATGATAGCCGTACCCTAGAAATTCAATATGTAACTAGAGTAATGAAGGATATAGCCAAACAGCTTAATGTGCTGGTCATTGTACCTAGTCAAGTTACAATTAACTCATTAAACAGATCTGGTTGGAGTCTAGCTCCAAAGTACAAAGACGCACAATGGGCACAAGCGATTAAGAACGTAGCTCATTGTATGACCTCAGTGTTTAGGCCAAACATGGTCCAATCTTTAGTAACGACAGATCACGAAGGATACTTAGCTGTGAAAGGAAGAAAAGATGGTGAAACTTTTGACTATCAATCAGTCTTTGTAAAGCTAGTAAAAACAAGAAGAGGACAGCTGTCTCATAACTTTGTTCACATGCTTCATAACGGAGACATGGGACTCGAAGTTGCTAAGTCAAAGATTTGACTTTACTCAGTGAGCCTCATATATTTAAACTCAACAATTAATACATAATTACAAGAAAAATGGCGACAATAATCAATGCGTCTATAGACGTAACAAAAATCCCAAAAGAAGCGTTAATCAAAGGTAAAAAAGGCACATACGCCAACGTTACCGTATTCATTAACGATGAAACTAGGTTCGGCAATAATGCGAGTATTGCTATGAGCATGTCCAAAGAAGAGAGAGAGGCTGGACAGGAAAAAATTTGGCTTGGTAACGGTAAAGTAGTGTTCACTAACAGTGAGGTAACTGTAGCAGAGCGAGAAGATGGCGTTAGACAGGGAGAGGAAGCGTTGCCCTTCTGAACACAAGGCGATAAAATTGCTAAGTTACTATATAAAAAACTTATGTAACAACATTTTCATTAGTTCTCTTAGTATATGGATGGGGGTCTGAAAGCCCTCATTCTTTTTCAGGAAAATCCTGATGCAGTTCAAACATTTATATATTAACTAAGTTGGTTTCTATTGTGTTTGATGATATTTTGTAAGGGGGAGGTTGCGCCTCCCCTTTTTTATTCGTATTGATATTGCCATTGTAACTGCCTAGATTTTATCATTTAACTAATAAAACTAGTATGTACTACGATTATTTTAGCATTAAAGAATTTCTAGTGGATAGAGTCATGGTGGATGTTCCAATCCATGTAGTGGACAAGATAGAGCGTCACCACAAGCCTATAATTAACGCTGTACGACACAAGATAGGTCAGCCCATACAAGTGTCTCAGAACTCAGGGTATCGCTCGAAAGACTGGGAATTATCTCATGGCAGAAACGGAACGTCAGAACATACCTTTACTGGTCTAGGAGCCGTAGATTATACGTGCGCTAACATGGAGCTACTCTTAGAAGAGCTTAGAGCGTCCGACTACAAGCGCATCTGTTACTACCCAGAGCAGAAGTTTATACACTGCGACCATAAAGGGGATAGATACCACGAATTTGAAGTAGATGAGGATGGAAAATGGCAATACAAAGGCGAAAGAAAATAAAACCTATCACTATAGATAACCGCACCGTTCCTGAGCCTGATCTCAAGAAGGTAAAGGTGGTTGTCATGCCAAAGGTTGAACGGTCTCGTAAAAAGGTATTGAGTAGAGCCAAAATCATTGGTATTATGGACTTCACAGTATATTTAATTAACAAAAGAGCCGTAACTATGACTTGGACTTGGTTAAAAGCACGATTGAAAGAACCCTCCACTTATCAAGGAGTAACCGCCATAGCTGGTGCTATTGGTGTGACCGTACAACCCGATATGTACGAATCCATTGCAGCATTGATGTTAGCTATCATTGGGGTAGTTCAAACCATTAAGAAAGAAAAAGAAGAAGATAAGCCTTGACTAATTGATTAAGGTTAGTTAGATTTATCCACAGTCTTTTAGATGGGGTTTCAGTGAATCGCTACCTCATCTTAAGCGAGCATCAACCCCCCAGTGCTAGACTGCTTAATGGGGGGTATTTTTTTACTAAGAAATAAGGAGAACAAAAAATGATAGCAGAACACATTGTAAGTTCCGTTTGTAATACATTTCAAATAACAAAAAAGGAACTAAGAAGCAAAAAAAGAGACAAACACTTAGTAGATGCAAGACAAACTTGCGCTTTTGCTTTAAGAAAAATGGATTGCACCTATCAATTTATAGGAGATGCAGTAAATAGGGAGAGTCATACTACTATTATACACATTTTAAAGAAAAGACACGATAATTCGCATCAGAATAGCCGTATAGCTAGTAAAATAGTAAAAGAATACAAGGATATGGCTCTGCCTAAGATAACGCCTCAAAAGCTAAATATGGAAGAGTTTTTAGAGATGGTCCAACAAATTAGGAGCTAATTATGGAACTTGTAGCAATTTTATGTTTTGTCTGTAGTATGACCTATGTAGGTTGGCTTTTTGGGATTGCCCAAAAGATACAAGCCTCAGAGAAGTCAACCAATGAGGCATTTAAGGAAGGATACATAAAAGGATATTTTGATGGTCATGCTTATGCCACCAAAAAAGAAAAGCCCTACTATGAGGACTTTCCTGAAATGGGGATAAACTAGCCTTTCTTACTCCGACCAGCTTTCTTCATAAAAGCCATTCTGCCGTTTTGGGCGTTTGGCTTTTTCTTTTTCTTGTTAGGGTCATCCTTGTGACCCATCTTTCCATAGTGTGATGGCATGATTGTTTACACCTCCTCTGTTTCTACTGTTTCTGGTTGTTCTTCAGCTTCTTCTTTCTGTTGGGCAATAGTATCTTCATAGCCCTTGATAAGAAAATTTAGCTCGCTGATTTGAGTGCTTAAAGCATCTCGTTGTTGCACTAGTTGTTGGAGTCGTTCTTCCATTGTGTTTATGTAAATTAGTTAACGTTATAACGTATACTGCAATATACAAAATCTGTACCTATTCGCCACCCTCTGACTCTTCGACAGGTGTCTCTTCTTCTACTGGCTCCTCTATAGCAGGTAACCCTGCCCAAAAAGCATTGATAGCTGACT